CCCTGGGCGACGGCAAGCTCATGGGCCTGAAGAACGGCGAGATGGAGGTCTCCGACCTCGGCGAGCTGCAGACCAAGCCCGCGCTCCGCACCCGGCTGGAGTGGTACGCCGGCATGGCCATCTTCCACGGCCGCGCCGCTGCTCGTCTCCGCTACGTCAAAGACGGCGCGATCACCGCGTAATTCCACCCACCGACCCAGGAGATTCCACCATGGCACTTCACTCCCAGTTCACCTACGACGACTCGCTGGAGCTCAAGGCCGCCGGCCTGGTCGCTGCCTCCGCGGCTGAGGCCACCATCCTCGACCTCGGCGCCGGCTTCGTGCAGGGCTCCATCGTCATCGATGTCAGCGCGGTCGAAGTCGCGTCCACGGACGAGATCTACACCATCTGCCTCGAAGGCTCCAACGTGGCCGCCATGACCAGCGGCTCGGTCACCCTCGCCATGCAGGAGCACGGCAACGCTGCGGCCCCTGCGGACGCTGACACCGGCACCGGCCGCTTCGTCCTGCCCTTCACCAACGAGCAGAACGGCACGGTCTACCGCTACGTCCGCATCTACACCCGCGTGGCCGGCACCGTCGCCACCGGCATCAACTACACCGCGTTCGTGGCCAAGAACGTGTAGCCATGACCACCCACACCATCGATGGCTACATCGAGACCTCGAACCGTCGCCGTCCGCGGAGGGTGACCCTGCTCTCCGCTGACGACGGTGCCGGCCTGGCCCCGAACGCCACCCTGCAGCTCGGGGGCCTCACGGTCACCGAGGCCGGGGATGGCGTTCTCCACCGGACCACCTTCACGTTCTCCGCCTTCCCTCTCGCGGTGACGGATGCGCTGGCCTACGCCAGCAAGCAGCTCTACGACTTCCCGGCCGGCCGCATCCTGATCCTCGGATCCACGGCCTCGCTCGCCTGGGCCGTGACCACCGACCGGGACACCACCATCAACAACTCCGCGTCCCTGACGTGGGCTGTTGGCACCGCGGCCGCCTCGAACATCACCCTGGCGACCACGATGGTGGACCTGCTGCCGAAGATCACCAAGGTGCTGGACGGCGCGGTCACCGCCTACACCACGGCCTCGGGCGGCGCGTTGGCTGCCACCACGCACTTCGACGGGACCTCCACGTCCAAGGACGCCTTCCTGAATGTCGGCTTCGAGACCAACACCGACATCGACGGGGACGGAACCTTGAATGTCACGGGCTCCATCACCATCCACTGGATCAACCTCGGCGACTACTGATGATCACGGTCTACTCGGTCGAAACCGGCAACCCTGTCCAGCTGCACCCCATCGATGCGCGGGAGCAGCTGGCCCTCGGCCTGGTGGTGAGGGAGGCGCCAGCGGATCCTCCGCCCGCCCCCCTCACCACGGCCGCCGAAGCCATCAGCAAAGCCGAGCTGGTGGCCAAGGCGGGAGAACTCGGCGTCGCGGCACCCTCCACGCTCGCCCGTTGGGGTGTGGACAAGCTCAAAGCGTCTATCGCCGAAGCGGAGGGGTAAGCCATGGCCCTCGTGACCACGTCCGGCAGCGCCTCCGCTGACAGCTACGCCTCACAGGCGGAGGCCACGGCCTACCTGGCGATCCGGACCACGGGCACGACCTGGACCTCGCTGGCCTCCGATGTGATGGACAACTACCTCCGCTGGGCCGCCATCGTGCTCGACACGCTGGGCTGGCGCGGCTACCGCACGGAGGAGACCCAGGCCTTGGCCTGGCCCCGTGCTGACATCTACGACCAGGACGGCTACGCGGTGGACGATGACGCCATCCCGACCTGGCTGAAGCGGGCCCAGGCCGAGATGGCATACCAGCTGGTCTCGAACGACTGGACCCAGGGGCAGGGCCCGACCTACGCCCGCCGGGTGAAGCTGGGCAGCCTTGAGGTCGAGGGCGAGATGCACAAGAAGATCCCCTCCGCCGTGCTGGCTCTGTGCCGGCCTTATCTGGCGTCCATCCCGGGTGTCATTGTTCCCCTGGTGCGCGGGTGAGCGTCTACGACGGGCTCCGGGCCACGGCCGTGAGCGTGCTCAACGCCTACGGGAACGTGACCGCGACGCTGACCAAGGTCACGCCCGGCGCATACGACGTGACCACCTCCACCACAGGCGCGGACGTGGTGGAGACGGCATCCGTTCCTCTCTTCATGGACACGAGCGATCTGATCACCCTCGGCCGGAAGTTCGGCCCGGACCTGGTGCGCGCTGGCGACGCCCTCGCGACGATGGCCGCCTCCGCCACCACGCTAATCCCACAGGAAGGCGACCAGCTGACCATGGCGGACGAGACCATCTGGACGATTCGCGGGGTCCGGGCGACCCCCGAGGGCGGGAACGCGGTGGTCTACGAGCTGCAGGTGCGGAAGTGAGCTTCGCCTCCGATCTCGCCAACTTCCGCCGCAAGACCGGCCTCAAGGCCGACACGGTCTGCCGCAAGGTGCTGCTGGACCTGACCACGGACATCGTCCGCGCGACGCCCGTGGACACCGGCTACGCCCGGTCGAACTGGCAGGTGAGCATCGGCTCCCCCGCCTCGGGCTTGGTGGTCACGAAGGACAAGTCCGGCGGGTTCGCCATCACCGCGGCGCTGCCGGCGGTCCAGGCGTTCGGGGCCGGCAAGGTGGCCTACCTCGCCAACAACGCACCCTACATCATGGCGCTGGAGTACGGGTCCTCGAAGCAGGCGCCGTCAGGCATGGCTCGCATCGCCGTGACGAAGTGGCAGGCCATCGTGAACAAGGCCGTCGGGGGTGTCCAGTGAGCATGCCCTGGCTGACCGCCCAGATCGCCCTCGATTCACGCATGCAGGACTTCCGGCCAACCCTTGAGACGGCCTACCATGGGACCCGCTACGACGCCCCGGCCAACACGATCCACGCCCGTGTGGCGAACATCCCGGCGGGCTCCGACATGGCGACCCTCGGGGAATCGGGCCAGGCCAGGACCCGCGGGATCTACCAGGTGACCGTGTTCAGCCCGTCAGGCAAGGGCACTGGCGCTGCGCTGTCGAAGGCTGCGGCCATTGCCGACCACTTCATGCGCCAGCGGCTGACCGAAGCCGACGTTGATGTGCAGTGCGAGGTGCCCAGCCAGGGCCCCGTGATCCCCGAGGCGGACTGGCTGCAGGTGCCTGTCTCCATCCCTTACTTCATCTACACCTAGGAGGCACCCATGCCCGTACCTGTTGGCGCGAACTCTCAACTGCTTCGCATCGCGGAGGTCACCTGGGGCACCACGCCGACCACGCCCACCGGCATCTTCACACGCTACACCGGTCTCTCGCTGAACCCCGTGAAGGATGTCTTCGAGTCCAAGGAGATCCGCAACGACCGCCAGACCTCGGACTTGCGGCACGGGATCCTGATGGGTGTCGGCGACATCGACGTGGAGCACTCCAACGCCGCCTACGACGACCTGCTCGAGTCCGCGATGTTCTCCGCGTGGTCCACGAATGACCTGCTCATCGGGTCCACGCGGAAGAGCTTCACCATGGAAGTCGGCCACACCGGCGTGGCCCAGTACATCTCGTTCACCGGGTGCGTGGTGGACAAGATGCAGATCAGCTTCAAGCCGGGCGAGATCGTCACCGGCAAGTTCAGCATCAAGGCCCAGGACGCGGCCCGCGCTGGCACCACGCTGTTCAGCGCGACCTCAGCCGCGGCCACCGGGCTGCCCTACGACACCTTCACCGGCACCATCACCGAGGGCGGCAGCCCCATCGCCACGGTGACCGCCCTGGACTTCACGCTGGACAACCAGCTCGAGGAGGCCAAAGTCATCGGGTCTTCGAGCCTGTACGACCTGCAGCCCAAGCGGGCGAAGATCACGGGCACGCTCACCGCGTTCTTCACCGATGGCAGCCTCCTGGACAAGTTCCTGGCCGAGACGGCGTCCAGTCTCGTGGTGTCCGCTGCGGCCGGAACGAAGAGCCTCACCTTCGACTTCTCGAACATCAAATACACGGGCGGCAAGGTGGACGTGAACACGGAAGGGCTGCTCGCCATCGACCTTCCCTTCGTGGCGCTGTACCACGCCACCGACACGGCCCTGAAGATCACCCGCGACAACACCTGACCCCCCGGCGGGCTGCTCCTTGGTGGTGGCCCGCCAGAACCACCCCTGGAGAACCCATGCCGTTGGATCTACGCACCATCGCCCCGAAGGACACGATCACGCTGGACCTCGAGCACCCGGCCAGTGGGAAGCCCCTGGGCGCGACGATCACCCTCTCTGGACCGGCTCACCCGGAGACCTTGAAGGCCGGACGCGCTGCGCTGGACAAGCAGCTGCGCAAGGGCGACAAGGCGTTCCGGGGCCTGGACTCCGAGTCCATCGAGCGCGAGGTGGTGGAAGCCTTGGCCTCCCGCACCCTGGGCTGGGAAGGGCTGGAACTGGACGGGAGCGCGCTGGAGTTCAGCCGCGCGAAGGCGGTGGAGCTCTACATGGACCCGGACCTGCGCTGGCTCAGGGACCAGGTCGATGCCGCGCTGAGGGACAACAGCCGTTTTTTCGGGCAGTGACGGAGGCCGCCGTGGCCGCTGCAGAGCATGTGTTCCGCCTGGACCGGCCCGACAAGAACGGGACGGCGGCGCGGGCGCACCTCGAGCAGGTGGAGCGCGCCACCGGCATCCGCCCCGAGGGCCTGGACGGGCCGCCCATGCCACTTGAAGCTGCCCACGTCTTCGGCTGGTTCGCTGAGTGCAGCATGGGGCGCGGCGGGAACAAGGCCCTGACCTATGTGGACATCAAGGCCTTCTGTGACCTCACTGGGACGGTGATGTGGCCGGAGGAGGTCCGACTCCTGAAGACCTTCGACATGGTCTTCCTGCGCGTGATGAACGAGGGGGACCACTGATGGCTGCGGATCTTGCGAATCTGAAGATCCGGGTGGACGCGCTGGAGGCCCAGAACGCGACCCGGGAGCTAGGCAAACTGGAGCAGGCGGGCGCCAAGGCGGAGAAAGGTCTGGGGGGCATGATGGGCTCCCTGCGTGGGCTGGCTGGGCTCTTGGGTGTCGCCGCCGTGGCCAAGGCTGCGACCGACGCCGTTACCCTGGCCTCCCGGTACGAGACCCTGGGCGTGGTGATGGGCGTGCTCGGCAACAACGCAGGCTACAGCCGGGCCCAGATGGATGAGTTCCAGAAAAGTCTCCAGGCCACCGGCATCAGCATGATCGCCTCCCGTGAGGCGTTGAACATGATGGCGTCGGCTCAGCTG